AGCTTGCTGTACAGGGGTCTCAGGATCTATCACCTTGTAATAAAGTTGACTGCCTTTCAGGTCTGGGTCTGTAATCCCGAAGGATGCCATGACCTCTTGAACCTTTTGTGATTGTTGAGAGAGAGGCCGATCGTAGTCAATCAGGTCACCTAGATCAGCATCTACGTCTGTCTGGTAAACGTATCCTTGTGCTTCCTTCGACCCCTTGTTAGCTTTAATTGCCGTCTTATATGATCCCTTATGAGCTGTCCCATAAGTACCCATGCTGTCAACCTCACCTAACGTCATTTCGCTATTGATAACATCGTCAGCAATTATCCCTGCGTCAATAGGGTTCTGATCTGGGTGCGCTTTTAAAATATCATCTACTATATTTTGTCTATGTTGCCAACGGCTCATCGCAGTGCCGTCATCAAAAATTACCCTCCCGTCTGTTAACTGATCTCGATAATCTACAGCAGTATCTTCAACACCAGCAAGGTAATGGCCTCTGCCGTAGGCTTGCGCTCCCTCACCCGTACCCATGAATTCATCTGAGAATTGATCGAACTTTGCGGGAGAGCCGTGGTATCCCCTTATCCCTGCTTCAGCCTCTTGGGATGTTAACAAACCAGCACCAATCAATGAGGCGGTCAATGCGTTGCCAGTTAAACCAGCAAATGAATTAATATCAACTCCGCGCTCTTCCATGCGTCTGAGGATGTCTTCTGTGATCTTGCCAAAGTACGGCTTCATCTGAAGGGCGCGTATTTCTTGTTGCGTTGGTGCAGCAGGATCTCCCACTGGTTTTTGACCAGCACCAAATCTTGCGTCCGGTAACAAATCAAAGACTGTAGCCTCAGTAGATCGAGGTAGAGTCCCTACCCCCTCACCCTGAACTGCAAACGGATAAGATGGATGAGTCGATCTTGCCACGTCTTTGTCGGGATCTATCCTGCCGACATTTTGTATCCCGCCATCCCTAGCTGTTAGCTGCACAGCGTCAGCGTTAGACAAACGAGCCTCGCCAATAGAGAGTCCTCCCTTGTCCCTGAACTGAACATCCATCATGTTCATAATCTCTTTACGCACAGCGTCAGGTGCATTTCTCCACGCACCTATAGACGATAGGTCATCAACGCCCTTCCAGTCCTTAATCTTCAAGCCAGCTCCCACGCGCCTGCCCTTGACCATAGAGCCAACTGTCTTGTACTTACGAATCGCTGCATCAAGAGCTTTTTTCTGCGTCTTGTTCATATTTGAAGACGCAAAGCGAATCATCAGCTCCCCGGTACTTGTAGCAAAGTCTCCACCAGTAGGAGCCATACGCCACGGAATTAACAGCGGATTCCGGTCTGATTTTGGAAACGTCCCCGCCGCATCCACGATTCCTTGGCTTGGCGTTTGTGCAGACGCCCAGACATCGTCGGGGTTTTCAAACATGAACCCCTGACCTCCGGGCAAATCAACAGGCTGGTCTAGCTGCACACCCCTAATACTACGAACCTGTCCTGTGTTGGTACGGTCAGACATCGTCGTTACAAAGTTTTCACCCTCAAGATCAGAAAGTGCTAGCGGTGTTCGCGGGGCCGCGCCGGGAGTCTCAATTAAATCTACATCTAGGCTACGAAGTCGTTCCTGCTCCTTTATTCGAGGGTCAAAACGTGGGTCAAAATCACCTTCCTGAAAGCGTTTTCGCAATAACTCTGCTTGCGTGTTTGGAACTGAATCCTTGCCCTTGACTTTTTTCTTATCAAGCAAGGAGCGCAATTTACCCACGCAATTGCTCCGTAAGAAGGTCTACAACGCCCGTCTCCACACCATCGTTCTCTATGTCTTGCGCCCTAGCCTCTTCAAGCGTCTTGTACGTCTGGGCCTCTTTGAGCTTGGTGCCAGCAGACATCTCTTCAAGCTTGGCTTCTAACTCAGCAATCTTCATCTGCATCTCTGCCTGATCTTCTTGCATCTTCATCGCGCCGTCTTGAGCCTTCATCTGTAGCTCTTGGGCCTTCATCTGGAGGTTGGCTTGGGATTCAGTCTGACGCATCTGCATATCTGCCATCGCCAACTGCTCCATCATTCCGGGCTGTTGTGGCATCGGAGGAGGCAGCGTAGTCGGATCAACAAAGAACTCCCTAGTGTCACCAAGGTCTGCCAGTTCAACCAACCGGCTCATGGTGTTGTATAGGTTCTGAGGATTAGCCAAGCCAAACTGTAGTGATTGCTGTTGGAGCCCTAACAACTGTTGTAGGAGCATCATCTCCTCGTCCTTGTTGTTATGGCCTAGACCAACATGGACCGATACGTTGTTGCGCTCTTGCCAATGTGCAGGGTTGAAGTTAACCCACTCCCCTCTCAATCTGAGGGTGCGAGGGACATCAACATACGTCCTAAGCAGTTCATGCATCTTCACAAACAAGGTCTTCATACCCGTCTCAGCAAAGATTCGGACGATCATCTCAATGCGTTGGGAGGCGTTGTCTAACGCTGCCCTGAACGCGCCCATCGTGCTGTCTTTGAGGACATTGGGGTCTAGCGATAACTGTGGAGATACGCCTGTGCGTACACTCTGAACGTCTGTCATGGTCTGGAACACGGGGAGGATGTCAGCCACGATAGGTTGGATCTGCTCCTCCCTCATCGCGTTAGGATCTCTAGCCGGGATGAACTCAGAGGCGTTATCCAAGAGTACGTCTAACGTGCCGCCCTCATCCGAGATGAACGCATCACCAATGTACTTTCTTCGTATGTTCGCCTTGTAGACGTTATCCAGAAGCTGCCTGAGAAGCGTTGACTTGACTTCCTGAATGTCTTTGACCGTATCCACTAAAGATAGGCCCGGATGCTGGTGAGGCATTAAGATCGCGCTCAAGGCAACAAATGGCTGGTAGTTGATCTCCTCGTTCTCGAAGATCTCTCCACCAATCAGGCAGATCTTTCGGTTCTCAGCAATGCCGTCACCGTCCGTATCAATCTTGACGTAGCACTCATTGACCCAGTAATGACGCATCGACTTGTCTTCAGTGTCATCGCCATCAAAATCCATCTCAGAGGAGAATCGCTTGTTCTCGTCTTCAGTAGAGAAGTCATCGTCACCGTAGGAGACCGTATCTAATAGATCTTGGTCATAACCCTCTTCGACTAGCTCAGAGTAAGTCTTGTGGGCTCTATGGCATATGAAGTCTGCCTCATCGAGGTCAATGGTTAACAGGTTATCGGAGACCAAAAGCTCATCAGGAGGAATGTTGACAAGCTTAGGAACCATCTCAGTTTTAGTAATTCTGACGCGACAATCATATTGCTCTTCAACGACCTCCATGCCATTAGGATCAAGAATGATCTTGGTCTCATAATCTTGTTCGAGGATCTCAACCTCTCCCTCTAGCTCCAAGGTCTCTATCTTCTGGTTCAGCATGATGCTGTTTAAGCCACGGAACTCTTGAACCTTCGTAGTAACCCGCTCATCCATGTACAGCTTGATATAGCCGTTGGGATACATCAGGGCATCCTTGAACCAGTTGTATAGGGATAAGAACGAATTGTTTTCTTTTGTCAGGTAGTAGTTGGCTACATCAGTCTGTTGCTGCGCTTCACCTTCATCCTCTGGGCCTACAGGCGCGTAACGGACCACTGACGAGCTTGTGGTAAACACCCGCATGATGGAGGGCAGAGCCCACTCAACGGTTTCCATAGCCTCTCTGGTAACGACAGAGCTGTATCCATCGCGCTCAGTCCCATAGCCTCGACCGATGTACCGATCATAGTTCTCTAGCCTGTTCTCTGAGATCTCACCGCCTGCCTCATTGAGCCCACGGTCAATCTTCTGTTTCAGGATTGAGACTATCTCACTTTCGGTCATTTCCATTAAATTCTCCATGACGTATCACCGCCGAAACGGTTCACGCTCACTAGGTTCTTTCTTCGTTCTGATAGGTGACCAGCGTCTAGGGAGGACCATCCCCCGGTCTTGAATCCCTGCGCTACTTGTCTAAAGGCATCTGCCCCATTCGAGGCCCAATTGTGCAAGGGATGTGCTCTATGCGTTGCAGCCTTTTCATCATAGCTATATTGGTAGTTCGCTAGAGCTTCCAACCCTTGTTCACACTTCTCGGCATCGAACCAACAACTAGCAAACATCCTCCTAGTCATCTCGATGCCTTCGTTTATATGTCTGATCCTTGGCACAACCTCGATAGGCTTAACCCCGGAATCTTCTAACTGAGTCCTTCGATTGTTCTGCATCCCCAGCATCTCGTAATCAACGTCATGCGGTAGATAGTGAGTGCCGTACAAGTAATCCTTGGCTTTAAGCTCCCTCACATACCAATCGAGGTCTACCAATCTGTTCTCAACGTAGTCAATGAATCTGTATTCAGGTCCAACCTTCTGGAAGAACCAGATGGCTGAGTGATCGTTCTTGCCCAAGTCCCACGCTGTATGGACCTCACAGGCCGTTTCTATCGGTACCCTACATATCCGACCGTCTTCCCTAGCAGCCTTCAACTGCTTGGCGTAGATGGCACCAGAGATGGCCGTCTTGAACTCTCCCTCCCACACATGGAGGTACTCTTCGTAATCCGTCTCCTTAAGGTGTTCCATCTCCATCTTCAGTTCATTAGGGAAGAATGGGTTATCTCTCCAGCTCACCTTCTTGACCGTTGCCTCTGGCGGTGCGCTCAAAACGAATCGCTGATATGTCGCGTCTGACTTCAGTCTAGGATTAAAGGTAATCCAGATCTCTGACCCCGGCTTCCTTATCGTGGGGATCAGGACTTGCCATGATTCCTCAGAGACCCTATCAGCCTCCTCAACCCAGACAATATCCACGCCTTCCATCGACTTAATCTTGGTGACGTTGTGCCTGAGCCCCTCAAAGATAAACTCTGAGCCGTTGCGTCCTCGTATCGTGTGCTCGACAGAGTTGTACTGGTTCTCTAACCCTAGCCTGTCAATCTGGTCCGTGAGGAGCTTGTGAACGCTCTCACGAATGCTGGATTGTACTTCCCTCGTACACAATATCCTCAGCGGCTTCTGAGTCGCTAGGATCAGGAGACTGATAGCGAAGTTCCACGATTTCGCTGACCCCCTCCCTCCGTGATATATCTTGTACCGATTCGGTTGATACAGGGCTTGGTAAGCTTGGGGTATCTCTATCGTCTGTTCCATTGATCATCTTAATCAAGAAGCCTGTAACGTCTTCAGGCTGGTCTATGTTTGCTACCGCAACCGCTTGTAGGTTGGGTAACGCTTTGTTCAATAAGATCTCAATAGATCTAATTTGATTCGTTTCTAACTCGATCTTTCCAAAGGCATGATCTGTAAGACGATTCAGTAACTGACTTGTCTGGATCTTTGTCCTGACCATATCGCTATGTCGCTTGTTTAAACGTACTGCCATCTATCTTCTCTTACGTCTTACCACTACCTTTTTTAGCTTCATCTTGGGCTTGCTCTTCCTAGTCGCGCTTCCCTTCTTGTTCTTGTGATAACCGGGCAT